AAGGTAGCACAGGATATCCACCTCCAGAATTACCTCGGTACTGACCTCTTCAACAAGCTCAAGAATGACATCCTTAACACCGTGAGTGGTACAGGTGTACCTACTACCACAGCCTTGACTGCAGGAGGTACGGGATACACTAACCTAACAGGGATAGCCTGCTCAGGTGGTACAGGTTCAGGCTTTGGTGTTGACATTACAACAGCAGGTAATGTGGTGGTATCTTACACCGTATCAACACCAGGTACAGGGTACACGGTGGGTGATGTATTGACCATCCAAGCAGGTAACAGTGATGCAACCATCACCGTTCAGGCCATTGATGAGATACAGCAACCCTATGCAGACCTGTTGAGCACCTACGTAAAGCCGTGCCTCATCCATTGGGCCATGGTGGAATACCTGCCTTTCAGTGTATACACAATAGCTAACAAGGGAGTATTCAAGCACAGCAGTGAGAATGCCACCACCATTGAGAAGCCCGAGCTTGATATGTTGATTTCTAAGCAGAGGGATATAGCTCAAAACTATACGCAAAGAATGATAGATCACTTGCAGTTTAACAATGCACTCTACCCCGAGTACCACACGAACAGCAACGGTGACATCTATCCAGATACTAACAATTATAACATAGGATGGGTACTGTAAGAAAGCCAAACCAAACGAACATCAAGAAACTATTAACCTACTTAAACAGCACAAAAAATGCCAAATGAAATAGGATGGGGGCAACCCTTTAATGAGGAAAGTGGGTACGGAATGGCAGCAGTCAATGGTGCTGCTGAGGGGTATGGTACGGTAGTGATCAATAGCTACTCCGGTGAGACGAATATCAGCTCACAGGATGAAGATAACAGGAGTACAGTAACAGTGTTAGCTGATGAGCCTAACCTATACATTGATCATGATATCATGTATTTGTACTTCCAATTAGCTGAGGATGTTCTATTTCAGTCCATAAGCTATGAGATATACATAGATGATGTATTCAGCCAGGATGGAGCACTCACTACTGATGGCATTACTGAGCTAATTGAGGCACCATTGGATGGCTCTTATGTGGTTTATTTGACCATTGCCATGGATACTGAGACCTCCTATACCTTTACATCTAACACATTGATTGTCGGATGAGCAACAATATAAAGCCAAGTAAGTACCCTGTGGGGCCCGATGATGAGGCTGCATTGTTCGACCAAGCGGTAGCTGCAGGAAGGTTAGGCAAGCAGGATACCTTGGTGAGTGGTACCAACATCAAGACCATCAACGGAGCATCCGTACTTGGTGAGGGTAATTTGACAGTTACAGGTAGTGGTGGTGGTGACCCCACAACCATTAGCAGTGTGAATGGTACAGGTGTTACAGGTCTTACTAATGCCATCAGTGCAAGCGTGTTGATACCTGCCAATACTATTGTCACAAATAATACTATTTATATCAAGGCATATATTGAAAGAACCGTTGCCACTGGTTCAGGTTCAACGTCGTTTAGATTTTACACCAACACCACCAATAGCTTGACAGGTGCTACCTTACTTGGTTCGGGCTCTGCAATGGCTACTACGGTAAGGTTTCAAAGGTTTGAACGCAACATTTTTGTGGATGCATTTAATATGAATTGTTTTAATACAGGGACCAGTGCATCCAATGACTATAGCATGAGTGCCCTTAGTCCTATACCTTTGAATAAGACCGTAGATAATTACCTTATCTTTACCGTGCAGCACTCATCATCCACTACAGATGTAGCATCATGGAAAAGAGTAATAGTTCAAAAGTATGCATAGCGTAACAGTCAACGATATTACCTACACCTTCACTGAATGGGAGGAGATAGACGATATATATATTCACATATTCACAACCGATGGACAAACAATTTGTGTTCCTAAAGATATTACAGGCGTTAATTAACTGCTTTGGTATCATGTACCACGTTTTTATGTTGAGCCTGGGCATTGCCTTGGTGCAACAGCCTGAAAACTACCTCAGCCTTACAGGATGGGTGGTACTTACCTACGATGTCTACACCATACTATACAACCAATATGAAAGCACAATTAACAATTCTAACAACGGCACTGCAGAATAAGTGGCCGCTTTACCTATCCATGATGGGTGCTTTTTTTATGCCTATCACGGGCCTAATGTTCCTAATTGGATTTGCCATCTTTGTGGATACAGTTACCGGTATATGGAAGGCAAAGAAACTGAAGCAACCTGTGACATCTAGGAAGCTATCCACGGTGATATCTAAGATGCTACTATATGAAATTACCGTTATTTTATTCTACCTTATTGACTACTTTATCCTAAATGATATTATCTTAACCTTCTTTTCAGTGCCATTGATGCTAACTAAAATGCTATCTTTGGTACTTGTATCCATTGAGGTGGTCAGTATCAATGAGAATTACAAGGCAGTTAAAGGGATTGACCTATGGATAAGTGCTAAGAATTTAATAACAAGAGCAAAAGAATTAAAGAATGATGCCGACCAAATTAGACACAACAACGATATTACAGGAACGCCTATCTAATGATCAATACTTCCAAGAGGAGGCGGTCAAAAAACAGATATATCTCCACCATACAGCAGGCAATGGCAATGCTGTGGGGGTAGCTAAGTTTTGGAATAGCAATGATACGAGGATAGCTACTGCCTTTGTCATTGGTAACAAGGGTACAATAGTACAGTGTTTCAGCTCCAAGCATTGGGCATACCATCTTGGTATAGATAATCAGGACTTTCAAGTCCATGGGCTACGATATCAAAACCTTAACAAGCTCAGCGTAGGTATTGAGGTGTGTAATTGGGGACCACTCAAGCAGGTCAATGGTAAGTACGTCAACTATGTTAAGGGTGTGGTAGATCCTTCGGAAGTAACTATCCTTGAAAGACCCTTCAAAGGTCACGTGCTGTGGCATAAGTACACGGATGAGCAGATTGAAAGCACTCGTCAGTTATTGGTCTACCTGTGTGATACCTACAACATACCCAAGGAATACCGCAAAGAGATATGGGCCATTGATACTGAGGCCTTCAAAGGTACACCTGGCATCTACACCCACAACAGCGTGCGTAAAGATAAGAGTGATATCTACCCATGCCCCCGAATGATAGCAATGCTCCAAAACCTTTAATACACCCGATATGCTTAGTAGATTCACATCACGCACACTTATCGGGTTTTATCTTTTGGTGGTTGTATCCTGCTCAGCTCCTAAGCGAGCTCAATACCACTACAAGCGTGCCCTGGCTAATGGGCTCAAGGTAGAACAGGGTAGTGACACTATCCGCATCGCTACCATTGACAGCATACCTGTTATTAAGAATGATACCATCGTATGGGAGAAGGTCCTCACCTACAAGGATACCATCCTGATGTATAGGACAGTGACCCTGCCCAAAACCCGTTGGCAAACAAGGATAGAATGGAAGTATAGAACGAAGATAGAGAAGATTAAAGGTGATGTGATAACCAAACAGCATGAAGTGGTGAAGTATAAGTTAAGGTGGTGGCCGTTTTGGTTAGGCTTAGCCATCCCCTTTGTGCTTAGATTGGCATGGTCGGCACTACTCAGTAAACTCAACAGATGAGAAAACGCTTATTTTATGACATTGAGACATCTTTCAATGTCGGTATATTCTGGAGAACAGGATATAACCTAACCATTAACCCCGGGGATATCATCCATGAGAGGGCTATCATCTGCATCTGCTACAAATGGGAGGGTGAGGAAGAGATCCACAGCCTAACATGGTCAAAGAGCCAAAGTGACAAGGCAATGCTCAAGGAGTTCATAAAAGTTATGGCTCAAGCGGATGAAATTGTGGCTCACAATGGTGATAGATTTGACCTTAAATGGGTGCGTACAAGAGCCTTATTTCACGGCATTGATGTAATGCCATTCGTTAAGACTATTGACACCCTTAAATGGGCTAAAAAATACTTCAATTTTAATAGCAACAAGCTCGACTACATAGCCAAGTTACTCAATGTAGGAGCTAAGATGGATACAGGAGGGCTTGATTTGTGGAAGGATATAGTATTTAGGAAGGACCAGGAGGCACTGGATAAGATGGTGGAGTACTGCAAGATGGATGTGCAGGTCCTTGAGGCTGTATTCAACAAGCTCAACAGCTATACTACGGCACAACATAACTATGCAGTACAGCATGGAGGTGAGAAGTACGAATGCCCTGAATGTGGGAGTACTAACTTCTACTTTAACAAGAAAGTCACCACCGCAGCAGGCACTGTTCACTATTGGCTGAAATGTGTACCCTGCAAAAAGCACCATCGAATAAACCAAAAGACCTTCAGTAAGCTCCAGGACTACATCTACAAGAGAAAGAAAAATATCTCATAGGTAAAAAATCCAATAATTTATACACGACTGTTATCTCATAGGTAAACTTTATACCTATTTCATACCACCTTTAAGTTAATTTTCTTATTTAGAATCATTCTAAATTTCACTAATAACTTGTTAGTAATGTAACTATTTGTATATTTGTCAAGTATTAACACTTAAACATTTAGTTATGACAGAAATGGAAACAATGATCCTCGAAATGGAGCAAGAGCTTCGGGAGGAAATGCAGGAAATGCTTGATGCCTTCGGTCCACATGACTCAGGCACTAACTTCGCAGCCACAAAGTGGGCAGTTATGGATGATTTATTAACCCGATTAAATTTAACCCCTTATGAAAAGTAAATTACTTGATGATGTTTTGGCTGCCCTTGTGGTGGTAGCTGTTCCTGTAGCTATGTATCACCTCTTAATCTTTATGCTATGCAGATAACTTGGATGGAATTTAAGGACAAATGGAATGTGGATGTTAATTTCATCCGCGAAACAGGCACTCAAATCTACGGAGTAATAGAGTACTTCCAAATGGGTAGCAGGCCTGCTTGGGTATTTCGCCAGGACTTCTATGCTGAGGGTAATCTATTAAAGGATATCCGGTACGTTCTTACCCTGCCCGAGCTGAAAGAGATTGAGAGAGTACTCAACGATGCACTCAAGCATCCAAATGGACCTAATGCTCACACAATGAAACTATATTACGAGGACACGCTATGAAAGGTAAAACACTATACGAATGTGCAAGGTGGTGGAGGTCTCAGTCCTTCACCCATGACATAGGGGGGAGCTTTAACATTGAGCTCTATTACGAATACTTAAAATGCAAAGCAAAATGTACAGATTACAATACTACATCCACACCCAGCTCATTAGTGAATGGGTGTTCAACAGCAGAGGGCTCTGCCGATGGAAGCAGAAAGAGCTCCTACGTGCAGGGGATTGTCAAATGGGTAACTTCAAAATTATCAAGGCATGACTAAGGAGCAGTTAATTAGAGTACTATACCCCACCGTACCGAGCAGGGCACTATGTGACTACCTTGGATACACTACCTCACAGCTATATAACCGAGTATGGCACATGGGGATAAAGAAAAACCCACGTATCAAGTACCTGCAGAACAGAGCCTTGATGCTGAGAAGAGGAATGAAGAGCAGGTGGGAGGTTGGACATGAGCCATACAACAAGGGTAGGCCTATGAGCACTGAGGTATATGAGAAGGTTAAAGCTACCATGTA